AGCCATTATTTTTGGATGGAAAAATTTTAAATATAGAATCTCTTGCTGATATAAGAAATAGATTAAGGAGTAATCTTGTCTAAAAAACAAAGAATATATAAGGGAATAAGCATTGACCCCGATTTAGAAAATTTATATTTAAAATATCGTCAATGGCGTTTTGAAAAATTCGGTGAAGGGATAACGTTTTCTAAACTTGCAAAAAATCTTTTATTCGGATTTTTAACGAAACAAAAAGTAGAAACAAAAAACTTTTCAAAAATGAATGAACGGAGGCAGAAATGAAGACATCCCAAACTCTGGACAAATTACTACCTTCTCTTGTTGAGGCTCAAAAATCAATCAATGGACCCGTTAAAAACAAATCCGTGAATCAAGCTAATATGAATTACAAATATGCCGATTTATCGTCTGTTTTAGAGGCAATAAAAGAACCGTTATCAAAAAATTCGCTTGTGGTTACTCAGGGAATTGAAATAGACAAAGAAATGGTGACGATTGAAACAATCCTATATCATGTATCCGGTGAATTCATTGGATTCTCATGTTCATTTATGTCTGGAAAAAAACAAAAAGAAAAAGATCCGAATGGAGAAAAGGATGCGTATGGAAAAATAAAAGAAACAACTCTTTTTATTCCGGCGCTAGATCCTCAATCCATTGGAAGTACTATTAGCTACGCGAGACGCTATTCTATTTCATCGCTTTTGAATATTTCACAAGAGGACGATGACTGTACTTGTGTTTCTCATACTGAAGACAAAAAAGAAACTGCACCGGCTCCTAATCGTCCATCAAAAGAGGTGAATTATTTTGCGCAGGCCAAAACACATATTGCGAATGCAACTACTATTCAATTTTTGAATGATATTTTTAATCGTATTAACCAAGCGACGTGTTGGAAAGAGGGAGAAAAAGAAGAATTATTGAGACTTTTAAATTTAAAAAGTAACGAACTCACTATTTCAAAGGAAAAATAATAATGCTTTTATTCGCTTATGCTACTTTACAAAATGAAAATTTACTCAACTCAATACTTGGATATATTCCCCACCATGAGACATATAATCTCTCTGGGTATCGGAAAATATATACCTACATACCCAAAGAAAAAGAAAATTATCCAAACTTAAATCCATCAAATCAAAAAGAAACAGTGGATGGTATTTTGTTGCACATTACATCGTCGGATTTAAAAAAATTAAATGAATATGAAAAAAAATATAAACTGATTAAACTTGTTTTGAAAGACGGCCGGGAAGCATATTATTTTAGTTTGACTTGAAAGGACAAGTATGAATACAGGAATACCTTTGGGGTATCGCTTAAGGAATCGCTTATGGGATCGCTTGTGGAGTTGCTTGAAAGGACAAGTATGAATACTGAGTCATTTATTTTCGACTAATTGCCCTGGCCCCATTAGATGCAGATATTGTATGATTTATTGCGCAAAAAAAATCTCTATTCTCGATACTTTGCTGTAGTGAGTGAGCGATTAAATACATTTCTAGTTCCGATAATCCTCTGTCCATCTTGGACACAGCCCAATCGAAAATTCTTTTTCGAGCCAAGGGGACTAATTCATGGTCAAGTTCGATAGCATAAAATTTAAACAATGTATCAGCTAATGCCTTTGTTTTGTCTCCATGCTTTTTCTTCAGTTCTTCAAAAATTCTATCGACGATAATGATGAGCATGGATCCATCTCCGCAGCTAGGCTCAAAAAAGAAAGTGTCATGATCTGAAAATAAGTGTTGATCAAGCATATCGAGCATTTCGCGAGTAACCCATGGTGGAGTAAATACTTGACCTTGTTTAAACTCATTCATACTTCTCCTTCATGGTTATTTAATAAAAGGTTTTTGAATAAATGACAGCCTCTTCATAGACTTCAATCCCACCGACCTGTTCACTTGCCTTCATACCCAACGCTTCCACAAGGTTTCCAATCGCCTTTTCGTCTGGAATTAGAAATGACCGCTTAATTTCCTGTTCATTGACAATTCTAAATTTAAATATTTTTTTCACATTTGACGACTTAGATACTGTGGTATTTTCTACCACAACTACAGGTTTTCTTTCTGCCGCAAAATCTAATTGAATATCTGCTTCTTTTTTTAAGCCAGCCTTTTCTAGCTGAATTGCATTTTCAAGAGCCTCTTGATCATGTTTTGCTTTCAATTCCGCTTCCAATCTTTTTTGCTCTTTAATTCTCAATGCTTCTTGTTGAAGATAATAAGCGGACATTTTTGCTTTAATGCTTTTTTCGGCATTTTCAAAAGGTTCTAAATATTTCTTTTTTTGCGCGACAAGTAATTTGTGGGTGCCAAAGGCTTGCTTAATTCCTGGTTCTAGTTCATCTTCAATGCGCTTCATTGCCCCTTTTATTTTTGACAAAAATTCCCCAGCACTTGCATACTCATTATCAGAGCGAATGATAATGTCCTTCTCATTTCCAACCAGTTCGATTTCAAATTTATTTTCCATTTTTACTCCTTGTTTGTGCAACAATTACATTTATTGCATTGTTCTGCTTCGTTCAAAAAATCATCCACATCGACATCTTCACCTGCATGATATATCCAAGCCGCTATCATTTCCATTGAGTCATCAAGATGTTTCTTTTTTTCAATGATAAGATTAGCCAGTTCTGCATTTCCATTTAATTCATTCAATACCTGGGATCTTGTTTTTTCCATAAAATCTTTTGCATAAATAATCATACATACCTCATAATATACACGGTACAATGTATTTATTGTTTGTCTGAGATTTCTTTGACATCAAAATAAAAATCTATAATTTTTCTAATCATTTCAGAGAAGTTCAAATTTTCTTTTTTCGCATATTTTTGAAGACTCTTAATTTTTGATTCCGTTAATCTCAAGTGAACATATTTTTTCTTTTTTATATCTTTTTTCAAAGGCCGCCTCCGAATTTCCAATTTCTAAATGTTTCGTCGATATAGAGCAATGCATAGGTCAGACTATCGTTTTCCATATATCTTTTTATCGTGGCCATAATCTCTTGCCATAACTCAAGATCTTCTTTTTTTTGAAAAGAAACAGTAATGTCCTCATTGTCTTCATAGACCGCCTCAATTTCTGGCTTTGAAACACCATATTGCTCAGAATATGTAATACAATCCTGGAGAGAGAATTCTTCAACCTCATAGGCAATATCGATTTGATACTTTTTAAAATTGTAACGATAGTACAATGTTTTATAGATCCTAAAAGGGAAATTTAATTTGGGAATAGTCATGTTTTTTCCTCAGTAACATCAAAAATTGATCGTGAGAACCTCACCTAATATACCTTGTCACCTTTGCGTAGCAACCTGACAAATGGGTTCTCGTCAATCTCGTATTGGAGAGCAGAATGATGATATAGTTCGAGGAGTCTGTCTATACTATACACATATTTTGAAAAAAGTATGATTCTACCATTGATTCTATCTGACATGTTTGAAACAATTTCGACCATGTAATTATTTTTTGTTTCTTTAATTTTCAATCCACCGCATCGAGGATAGTCAAAATTGACATCATTATATACCTCTTTTGATTTCATGTTTTTTCCTCCTTTTTTTAGTTTAACTTATAATAATAGTATAGCACATTTGTAAACCAAAGTCAATAGAAAAACAAACGCACTGTGTAACTTTTGTGTAACAAATTAGTTACTTGCTAAACGTATGAAATCCGTGTAGATTTACTACCATACTCTTAGGTACAATGGTTCATCAGCGTAGATTGCTTACGTCTACGCTGATGTTTTTTAACTTAAGCAAACATAGAAATCACGAACGACAAAATGACGCGTATAAAAATGGAGAGAATATGAAAAGAAATGAGATTGGATTATATCTTGAGGCCCTTCAGTCTGGACAGGAAATTAAGTCAGCAAAAGTCGCATATGCCATCATCAAAAACAAAAAAATGCTCATTGATGAATTGAAGAACGTTGAAAAAACTCAAAATGAATTGCTAAAACAAATCCAACCCTATGAAGATGCCAGAATTGAAATGCTGAAAAAACATGCAAAGCATGACGGTACTGGAAATCCCATGATTAAAAAATCAATCGTCAATGGTTTTGAACAGTCTGAGTTTGTTCTTTTGGATCGAGACTTGTTTGGAAAAGAATGGACCGAAAAACAAAAAGAGTTGAAAGAGTATTTAGACAAAAAAGAAACTTTAGATAAATCATTTAATGAATTTTTGAATGAAGAATTCAATTGCATTTTTCATAAAGTTAAAATAGAAGAATTCCCTTCTGACATAACCGCAAATCAACTAGAAAAATTAGAATTCATTATTGCTTAATCTTTCTCTATTTTTCACAATCTTTCTCATTTTTATTGTTCATTGACAAATCTAATTTATTTGGTTACAATTTAGTTACACAACTTAGAATTCAACTTTGAACAACGTCTTGGAGTCAACTTGGAAGAAAAGTATTTCTTCTTAGAGTCGGATGAGAAAATAGCCACAGAAATATTCAAACGCGTTAATATGTTTCAAGAGTTCGCGATTGCTGAAGGCTATTATTACAACTGGTATAAGAACAAAAAATATTATCACGGCTATTACTTTGGATACAAAGGCTCTGATATTGTTGAGTGCGGTGATCAAAGCGAACTTCATGCCGCTACATTCAATCATTTCAGAAACGTCCTAAGGCATACGATTAATCAAGCGTCTGGGGATATTCCTTCATTCTCTGTTTCCGCTTCAAACACAGACCCTGTCTCACGTAGGGCATCTCGCATCGGGAAAGATATTATCAACTACTACTTCAAGGTGAAACGATGTGTAAAGTACATCAATGAGGCGATCGAGTATGGGGTTGTCCAGGGCGATGGGTATGTTGTTTGCGAGTATAATCCCTTAATAGGAGAAGAGCATGTATCGGATGAGACTGGTACGATAAGAAAAAAGGGTGATTTGGATTTACATGCTTTAGGTCCAACGGATGTTTTTTTTGATGTGGCCCAAAAATCAAAAGAAGATTGGCAATGGGTGATTTTTAGAACCAGGAAAAATAAATATAATTTAGCCGCTGCATTTCCTGATCTGGCAGAAGATATTCTGTCGATCCCTGCATACTTTGAAATTGACAAATATTTCATGAATCAAATAGATGCTCTCAAAATGACGTATGCAAAAGATGAAATCTATATTTATTCCGCCTATCACAATCCATGCGAAATTATGCCAAACGGCGGCTATTGTATGTTTGCTGGAAATTTTGGAAAACCAATTTTCCTGTTTCGCAATGTAGATAAAAATGGAAAAGACTTCAATCCATATGGTCGACTCCCAATATTTTATATTTCTCCTTCAAAATATATGGATACTTCATTCGGTCGAACGGATGCAAACGATTTACGCTCTCCTCAAGAGATGTTAACCGTGGCCGTTTCAAGTATGATTTCAAATGCCGCTGCATTTTCCGCCAATAATATATGGTGTCCTGATGGAAACGTAGAGATAGAAGAGCTTTTGGGGGGTATGAATTTAATCAAGAGTTCAACAAAGCCAGAGGTTGTTTCCTTTTTTCAACAAAATCCGGCGTTCACAGATTTGATGAATATTTGTATTGGGACAATTGAGACTCTGAGTGCTCAAAGTGCTGTCGTTCGCGGTGACTTAGAAAAACTGCCTCAATTGAAATCTGGAATTGCCCTAATGACAGTGTTGAACCAATCAAAAGAATTCTCTCAAGCTCTCATTAAGTCCGTGTATGAATGCTATGAAGATCTCGGGACTTTTATTCTTGAGACATTACAACGCGTTGCAACGGTTGAGCGATTTGTTGAGGTTGTTGGAAAAATGAATACAAACGCTGTGGTGTCTTTTACGTCCGACGACATTAAGGCTGCAAAACGAGTTGTAGTTGATCGAACCAATCCAATCGCGAATCAGCCAGCTGGCCAAATTGAAATCGCAGATAATTTGCTACAAAAAGGCCAACTCTCAAAAACTGAATTTTTGAATGTTGTTAATACCGGAAAGCTTCAAACAGCAACAGAATCGGACGAAAGAATGCTAGATTTTATTGCTGTTGTGAAAGAAAAACTATTAAAAGGTGAAACGATGGTTCCGATTCATGGAATCAATCATCAACTATATATTAAAGAATTGCAAGCGTTGGTTTTTGACGCAGACATTTTAACCAATCCAAACAATCAGACGATTCTGAAAAATATTATGGAATTAGTTCAGGCTCAACTTGAAATCGTAAGAGAAGGGGATGAAGTGGCCAACTTTATTTATGGCGGTACCCCCCCTACTCCAAGAGTTCCATTGAATCAACCGGAATTAATGCCATTAGGGCAAACAATAGCACCACAACCAATCGGCCCCACTCAACCTAATCAATAGGCGGTGGCAAGCAAACATTAAGGAGAGTTATGACAGAGGGAATGACAGCACAGACGGCTATGCCTGTAGATTCGAATGTTCAAATTTCAGCTGAGAATTTAAATTCACAGGTGCAAGATGGACAGACCGGACAAGAAGGACAAGATTTTCATGGAGCAAACACGGATCAAGACAATCAGGGATCTCAATATTCGAATCAAGAGAACCAAAAAAATACTAAAACAAATAACAAAGAAAACTTTAATCCAAAAGAAATGGAAATCATTTCAAAATTTATGAAGTCATGGAATGTCCCAAAAGGTTGGGAGCCGGTCCTAGATAAAGGGCAAGTTAAATTTTATGGAGTTGTCGATAAACAAGCAATATTGGCCACCCCAGAAGAGTTAATCAAAGGCTTTGGTTTAACTCAAGCTGGCTATGAACGGTTGTCCCATGCAAAGGAAATTGAAAATCGATACAAACAACTAGAATCTAAAATATCAAAAGACCCAAACGAGTTGATTAACTATGGTCGACAGCTCGGATTGTCTGATCAACAAATAGAAGAGTTTGCTTTCAACTACCTATCTGAAAAAACAAAATACAATCAAATGTCTCCACAAGAGAGAGCGCTGCACGATAGAGAACAAAAAATAAAAGAACGCGAAAAGGCAATCGAAGAGTCACGTCTTAACGAAGAGCAAGCCAAACATCACGCGATGGTGTCTGAGATCGGATCTAAAATTACAAGTGAGCTGATTGAAGCAGCCCAAAAACATGGATTCACGCAGCCAAAACCTGGAAAAGATGGAATTGAACTCACCGAACTCATGTTGGATACGGTCAATATTTTAGCAAATTATGGAAAAAATAATAAACAAATTCCTGTGGCTGATGCCATGTGGATGGCCAATCAAAACTATGAAAGAAAATTACAAAAGTGGCTAGTGCAACACGACGTAAACCAGGTCGTTAAGCTATTGCCAAAGAACATAAAAGAAGCCATTCGGAAAGAGTTACTCAGTCAGGTTCCCGATATACCAACGGCGAACAGTATTGATGGAATGTCTAATCGAGTGGATTTGTCACGTATGAGAGTTAATCGACAACCACAACAACAACAGAGAGGTCAAACTATCACGGATTTTAAAATGTCCAGGAATTGACCTTGGGAGAATTAAATTATGTCATCCGTTAACACAACCGTCAATTTGAATGCCAACTTTAAAAAAAGTTATGCTGATCTACCGGCCAAACTGATTCCTGATAGTGTTATTTTTGCAAGAGAAATTCCAGAGGTCAAAAGAGAATCAACTCCAGGTGGAATATACAGTAGAATGGTAGTTGTATCTTCTGAGCAAGGTATTACAAAAGCGCCTAGCGGCGGTACTCTTGGGGCTTTTGCGTTGAACAGTCCCGAATCGATGAATGTTCAGGAGGCTCAGGTATCGGGCTCTGAATTGGTTCTTAGAATGTCATGGTCATATAAAGTCATGTCCTCTTCTGCCAATTCTCCAAACAAGTTTGAAGATGTAACAAAACTAGTAGTTGCCAATTCATTGGAGAGTGCGTGGTTTCATCAAGAGGCTGATATATTATGGGGACAAGATGCAAAAGGCGTTGGAGTTATTTCAGATAAAAACTTTACAAACAACACTATTGATATTTCGGAAGCCGAGTTTGCTTTTGGCTTGTTTGTTGGAAGAGAAAGATCTTGGTTAGCCATTGAAAGTGCAGCTGGCCAGTTACGTGGATATATTCAGATTTCCCAAGTAGACATTGAGAATCGAAGGATTTACACCGACTCTACAACTCCGGTACCAGTTGGGACAATCGCCGGTGATATTATTAGACTTAAGGCCGATGGGTTATTGGGAGTTAATTCATTTATCGGACTTCACAAAGCCTGTTTGACAACAACCGGCACATTGTTCAACGTTCCAACAACATACTCACTCTGGAAGCCATTGGGTGATTATGATATTGGCGGACAACCACTGTCGTTCCAAAAGTTACTACAAGTATTGTTTAGGCCAATTTCTCGCGGTTTAGGAAAGTCATTCAAAGAGATCGAAGTGTATGTATCACCTAGAACGTGGATGAGCATTTCTCAAGATGAAGTGGCTCGTAGAAAATATGACTGGTCCTATTCTTCAAAAGGATACCAGAATGGTGCAGATAACATCACTTATACTTGCATGGCCGGTACCTTGACTCTGCGAAGTCACGACTTGATGAAGCAGGGATACGCGTTGATTATGCCAAAGGCATCACGTTGTATGGAGAAGATCGGTTCTCAGTCCACGCCTACGTTCAAAATTCCTGGACAAATGAATGCAACCGGCGGAGAAGATTATTTGATGCCGATGCCAAACAACGCAGGATACGAGTCCCGTCTATATTATGACACAAGTATTCTAAGCCCTTATTTTCCACAAATGCAATGGATTACTGGGATTACAAACCCAGCTTTAGTTTAATTTTATTTTCACTCAGGGTGGGACATCAAAGTCCTACCCTGTTGTGGGGACCGAACTATGACAATACCTTTACAAGTAAGAAATGGAACCGTTCGATATTATCCACAAAACAGCGATGAGAAATGGGGAACTGAAGCGTCTGCAATGATGCAAGATGTAGTACTTGGAATCAACCAAAGTGCACAAACTGCACATTTACAAAATTATGATATTGTTATTGGAACGGACTCTGATGTAGCGGACGGAAATGCTACACATAGCTCATGGTCCACCGCAATTGCAGCGGCAATCGATGGAAACACTATTTTTGTAAGAAAATGTACTCTTTCTTTAGCTTCTCAATTAGTGATTAATAAAAAACTAAAAATCGTTGGGACTAAACAAGCTTCAGTCATTCAAGATTCCGTTACTATAACAAATGGGTCCATGATAAAAATAACTGTTAATGACGTTGAATTTGTGGATGTAGAAATTCAACAAAGTCTCGGAACGCCTGATTATGCTATCGAATTAAGTAATGTAAATAGAATTTGTTTAAATATTCCGGTATCAGGGACATTCGCAATCTCATCTATTTATAGAAATGGAATGACGATTAATGGAATGATAGGACAAATTCTCTCATCAACTACACTTGACAACTATCTTGGAACTAATGCATATTCCAAGTATGTATATTTGAATGATGTATTAACATCAACGTATCATACTATTTTAAATTCCAATTCATCAACTGCGTTGACTGCCAATCGGAATTTAACAATTGACGTAAAGAATGCTGATCGCACATTGTCTTTATCTGGAAATCTTACTATTGGAAACTCTTTATCTACGGGAAGTCACACTATTACATTGAACACGACAGGTACAACTAGCATAACGCTTCCAACTGCCGGAACGTTGTCTACTTTAGATGGTGTCGAAACGTTAACGTCAAAGACATTGACTTCTCCAACCATAACGAATCCGACGCTTTCTGGTGGGACAGTAGTTTCTACAGTTGGCGTATATGATACAAATGCTTCACATTCTCTGAATTTAAAATGGAATGAAGACGACACCATTAATCGAGTTTTAAATTTAAAAGTCAACGGATCGGATAAGACTATTGATTTATCGGGAAACTTAACCCTTGCAAATAGCTTTACAACAAGTGGAAATTTCGCTTTGACATTGACTCAAACGGCGGCTACAAACGTCACGCTTCCTACTACCGGAACGCTGTCTACTCTAGATGGGTCTGAAACGCTGACAAACAAAACATTAACGTCTCCAATTTTAAATACAGCAACGATTAATAATTCTACAATCTCAATCCCTTCACTTTCAGGAGGGACGGTTATTTCTACGGTGAGCGTATATGATACAAATGCTTCACATTCTCTGAATTTAAAATGGAATGAAGACGATACCATTAATCGAGTTCTGAATTTCAAAGTTAACGGATCGGATAAGACTATTGATCTAGCCGGTGACTTAACTTTATCCGGTGCATTTGCGTTGACATTGACCCAAACAGCGGCAACCAATGTCACACTTCCAACTACCGGAACGTTGACCACTTTGGCCGGTAGCGAAATATTGACAAATAAAACATTAACTGCACCTACAATAACAAACGCGACTTTATCGGTGACAAATACAAGCGGAGCCGGTGTTCTTTCGATCAAAAGAAATGAAGCCAGTGCGGTTGATTATACATTGACATACAAAGTAAACGGAGCTTCAAGGACGATTGATCTTGGCGGTGATTTAAAAACAACAACCCAATCAATCACATTGAATGCAAATGCCGCCGGATCTATTTTGACCTTGCCTGATTCGGGGACGTTGGCAACCATTGGAAATTCTGAAACGTTTACAAATAAAACGTTGACTGCTCCTACGATTAACAAAGCCTATATTACAATTCCAGATATTGACTCTTCTAATGCGCTATTGATAAAATGGAATGAAGGAGCCGCTTTAGATCGAACCTTAAACCTGGCCCTTAATGGAGTGGACCGATCTATCACATTAACAGGGGATTTGAGTGTATCTGGAAACGCAACAATTAACCAAGATTTATCAACGACCTCTGCCACAGCTCAACTTGCCACATTAACATGTTCAACAAGTTTAGTATCTGCGTTAATAACCAAAGCATCAGCGGACTTAAAGGTGACAACAACCACAAGTGGGGACGTGGAACTAAATCCGGTATCTACTATTTCCAGAATAATGGGCGATACCGCAAACAATTCAGGGACAAAGCGTGTCTTGTTTGGATCGGATGGGGATGGAACGGACTCTGATAACAGCGCTGGCATTCAGTCTGACACGTCTGGAAATATTCAAGTAAAATATAGAGGTGGAGTATGGTCAAACATAGCCAGTGCGGCTGGTTTTGCTACAACAACCTTGAACAATCTTGGAACTACAGCGATTAACGCAGCTTTAAATTACGCCGACACTAATTTAGGCTTAGTCAATATTCCAGTTGGAACTATTATTCCTTGGATTGGCGGTTATTTCGGAAATGGAAGTAATGGAAGTTATACCCGAGTGCTCGGAACGGCAAACACAATTGCCGCCGTTAATACGCTTCAAAACCCAAACGGATGGTATGTATGCGATGGGACAGAATTAAATTTAGCATCCTCTCCAATTTTTAATGGAGCCACTCGATTTTTGCCCAATCTTTCAGACAGCCGTTTTTTACTGGGCTATACATCATGCGGAACGCAAGGCGGTGCCAATTCTTTAACGACAGGAAACGCAAGTGTAAATACAACAACAATGACAGCTGGAATTTCAATTAGCAATCATACCGTAACGAATAATGCTGTAACATCAGGTGCAGGGACTGCTCATTCTCACGTGTTAACCCCAGGCACTGCTTATGCCCAAATTGGATTGATTGACAATGGAACGATCTGGGTGAAGAACTATTCTGTGACTGCCTATTCAACAACAGGTTATTTGTCAGGGACATATACAGCGGATTCTGGTCCAACTAGTATTGGTTCTGGGGTTGGGGGAAGTACAAATACCGAGTCATCACACACTCATGGGGTTACGTCAAATGTTGCTGTGTCAAATCATTCGTTTTCAAATGCAACCTATACTGTAGATGCCCATACTCATTCAATCACAAATAGTTTGCCGCAATATTTAACCGTTTTTTATTTGATGAAGGTGAAATAAATGACATATTTTTTTAAATGGAGAAAGTCGGGTTCTATCTTTTACAAAAAAGAAAAAGTAAGAGGACACCGCTTTGAAGAAAAACAAAATAAAATGATTCTATATCTTGAAAAAGGCGAAATAAAAGAGATTGCAAAATGGACTGATCATGAATGCTTTTTAGGATTAGATTGGATTTTATTTACTGAAGAAAACATGAAAAAAGAATCAGGACAAAATGTTAAAATAGTTTGAGGTATTTATGATTATTTCACAATTCATAGGCTTTGGAATAGCAGCTAGTCTTGGGTTGTTGATGAATTTATCATCTATTAACCCTAATCTTGTTAAAACAAATCAATATGCACAATTGGGAGGATATCTTCATAACGATATTCCAAAATTTAATGATAGAGAAACTAAACAAAACGAGTTTACAAAAACACACTTAAAACTTGGCACCGAATGGCGATTTATGAATTTTTTACAATTCAATATTGCTATGCAGGGTTTTGGGACTGAAAAAGGATTTACAAATGGAGTATTGGGCGGTTTATGGGGAGTGTCTAGTGATCTTACTGATTACATTACATGTGGTTATGAACACTGGTCGGGACATATAGGGGACAATGGAAACGGATTGACTGCAAACGCAGGTAGTTATGATTATATTTTTATTTCTGTTCATACAAAAAAAATCGACAATGAAGGGTCATTGTTGGGGATGATTTTAAAATAACTTTAGGAGGGACTTATGGCTACAAAACAAAACACAACCACTGATCAAAGATCTTTGCCTTTCAATTATTTAAGAGCGAATACTGAAGATGTAAAAACAGTATTCGGTATGTTTCAACTGGGTGATACACACAATGATTCCCCCGCAGTCGTCAATGGCGATGGATTTTCCGTATCTTCTCACGCTACGGTAGAAGGTGTGTATGAAATTACAATAAATGATCCAACCATTCAGACAATATTGTTTGCCGGTGGAAATCTTGGCATTGGAACCGATGGTACCGACGTTGCATTAGAAGGCGCAAGTGCTCAGGCTTATCTAGATGCACCGTACTTAAATACAGGGACAAGGAAAGTCTTGATAAAAATTGCACAATTAACGGATGGAAAAAATCTGTTTATAGCCAATGCAGTAATTTCATTTATGATTAACTATAAATAATTTTTATTTATTTTTGGCCGGATTGATAGTTACATCTTTCCGGCCTTTTGGAAAAACAATGGATAATTGCCAATATGAAAAAGTGATTGAAAATATCCAGTGTCAACTCAATGAAATTAGGGTTGATACAAAAGAATTATTAAAGTTCAAATGGCAAGTTATGGCTATTGTCAGCGTTGTTTCAACAGCCATTTCGTTTGCTGTTACATTTATTTTTAAAAAGTGAGGGAGTATGAAGAATTATTTTTCAAATATGATTAAACAAAACAATGATAGAATTTTAGATGTCTACACTACTGAAGACGATGATTTAGTATTGTGTGGCAGTCAGGCTGTATTTAATTTGAGTTCTCCAAGTGCTGAAAGATCAATAAAGCTTATGCATCATGATGTTACAATGGAATGTGAGCATCCTTTTGACAAAAAACCACTCATGATGATTAAGTGCAAGGTTGATTGCTCTGTGAATAACATCACAATAAAAGATAACAATGGGACGACTCTTTATGTATTGAATTCTGATTATTCAACAAAAGAAATTTATTTGATTTTTAAATGTGACAATAAAAATAACTGGATATTAGCTTAAGGAGTATTTCCATGAGAAATAGAGCACACTTAGCTGCTTTGGAAAAAATAAAAGAAGATTTGACTCAACTGCTTCATGAAAAATATGCAATGGATGATACTGAAGAAAACGATACTGGGCTATCCATTGACGGGGTTGAAATAGAACCAAAAAAAGAGAATAGCATTGATGATAATGAAATGTTATTAGATGAATTTAGTAAAGATGACAGCATAGAGAGTGGATCGATTGATAGAGAGCCTAAAATGATGTCCATTCATGAAGTCGGATATAGTAAGTTTCCAGAAGAAAATTCAGAAGATAACACTGAAGATTTTACAAGCGAAGACATGAAGGGTATGGACCATGAAAAAATGTTGAAGACAATCAAGGGATTTTCAAAACGTATGAGAAAATAAACTATGGTATACACCACAACAAAGCTATTAAACGCCATTCGAGAAGATGCATCATTGCCGTCTTCTGCAAAAAATAAATTCGGAGACGACAAGCTGCTTAGGATCTTGACAGAAGAGAATGATCTACGTGTTACTAAACTTCTATTGAGAGAAAAGGCGGATTTCTACGTTGAGCACGTTGATATTCCTTTAGTTGCTAATACGTCTGAATATGCACTTCCTTCCAAGGCTATTGGTTGGAGTCTATACGAGATTGGGTTCATTGGGACTGATGGACAATATATGTCTGTTGGAAAAAGTAGTTTGAATTATCAATCGGCCTATAATGTCATGGTTCCAACGTCAACTCCAAGGCTTGTATTCATTGAGGGAAATAAACTGATTACGCAACCTAAGATTAATGATTCTCCACAAGGAAGTTTTAGGTTGTATTATGAACGCAAACAGAGTGAATTTACAACGGTCGCAGCATGTGGAAGGATTTCAGAAGTCAATTCAAATGATACAAACTATTTGTTAACCGTCGATTCGGTCCCAATTCTTTCCGACGGTGTAGATGTTATTGCCGGAACCAATCCGTTTGGAATTATTTCAGAGAATCAAACGGCAACAGCGGTCGGGTCAGTTCTCAATATTCTAAAAACTTCTTTTGTCATTACTCCAACCGTCGGTGATTATGTGACCCCAACAGGAAAAACATGCATTCCACACGTTCCCGAAGAGATGCATTCAGCATTGGTTAGATGCGCCGTAGCTAGATGTATTGGAATGATCGGAGGGGCAAATAATGCAAATAATTATGCGATTGCAGAAAAAGAACGGGATACTGTTTTGGAACTTGCCAGGCAATCACTGAAATCTCGGATTCAAAATCGTCCGAAAAAATTAATTTCAAAAAACTTTGTGCTCAATTTAATGAGGTATTAAGTGTCGGAATATAAGTATTTCTTTGAAAAGGTCGGGATAAAAACACACAAAAATCCTATTGTTGAACAAAATGGATCTGCTTTATTGTGTACTAATTTTGACTTAATCAGAGATAATATTTACAAAAAATCTCGTGGTAGGATCGCTTACGGTAGCGGACTTCCTGAAGATTGTACTTTTTTACAATTGCTTCAATATCAATCTCGGTTATTTGTTCATCTATCGAAAGACACTGCATTTAATATTTATTATGACAGTGACGGGGTCGGAACGTTTACAAAAAAAGTAGATAACAATGCGAATGATTTATTTTATGCCCCTACAAATTGGAAAATAAAATCAATTGAAGAGAATGGAAATCTATATATCACCTCTTCAATTGGAATACAAAAACTAGACTCATTGTCTGGTACTTTCAAAAAAGCAGGGACAAAAAAATGCTTAGGCTCTGATTTAAGAATTATTGACATCACTGGAAACTGGTTGCCAACAGCCAACGCAGTATCCTATAGAACGTTGTCGTATTATAAAGATGCGAATAACAATCAAATTATTGGGTCCCCATCGGATCGTCAAGATATATCGAACGCATCAGGTGCAGATAGATCCGTGGAACTTAAAATATTTTTATCGGACGACATTACAGTTAATCACACGATTGAAATATATCGATCAAGTGCCATTACTTCATCGTCTGTCCCACCTGAAGATTTTCAACAAGTATATGAAGCGAATCCAACCAGTGCAGAAGTCGCCCAGGGATATATGATTGTAAATGATATTGTCCCTGAAACATTTAGAGGGAAAGCACTCTACACAAACCCAACTCAAGAGGGAATTCAAAAATCAAAAGACCTACCACCATTAGCCCAATCCATTACTAAATTTAGAACTAGAACTTTTTATGGAAATATAAAAACAACTCAAGAGTTGAACACAACATTAATCAGCGCATCTAAATTAATCCCAGGATCGAGTACATTAACTATTGCAAATGGAACGGAATCGCTAATAATTGGGTGCGTTACTGAAATATCAGACAAAACACTTAATGCTGTTGCGAATAATGGTGGAGTATGCGAACTCACAACGTCCATTAATCATGGCTATTCAACTGGAATGTTTTTACGTCTCGTAGATATCGTCGGAGCCGGTGGGTTCGATACAAATGCCACCGGAGTTTGGAAAATAACCGTAACGGCTTTAAATAAGTTTACGATAACATTGGCTTGGAACGCAGGCTATACATGCACGTCCGGTACTTCTATTTTACATGAAGACATTGATACGTCGCCAAGGTTTATTCAATATACAAGTGGAACGTCAAGTCAGAATATTGACAAGACGGCGCGAAGTATTGTGAAAGCATTACAGCTTAGTAGTGGAAATACAAAGTGGGATGCATATTATACCAGTGGATACGCTGATTTACCTGGAAAGTTTTTAATTAGAAATAAAATAGTCGGAGATGCTTTATTTTATTTAACGACAAGTGACGATGTGACAAAAACCTGCTTCAGTCCACAAATCCCAACTTCGGGGACCAATTATAAATCAACCAACAATGAATTCAAAAATGGTATATTATATTCAGAAGACAATCAACCAGAAGCGGTTCCGAGTTTAAATATTTTATATGTTGGTTCATCAAACGACGATATCATTGATATTGTAGGACTTCGAGACGCATTATATATTATTAAAAAGAATAATGGAATATGGAGACTCACAGGGGATACTCCCAGCTCTTTTCTGTGTACAGAAGTGGATGGAACGGTAGAATGTTTGCAGCCATTTTCTATTGCAAAAGGTGAGAATTCTATTTTCATGATGAGCTGTAATGGTTATGTAAGAATAGCGGACACAGGCGTTGAGATCATCGGACGAGATATTGAATTAGATACATATAGAACAATCTATAACTCTGGATATCAAGAGGCTGGCTATGGATGGGTTTATGAAACAGAGAAATCATATTTTATTTCCACATTTTTAAATCAATCATCAACTCAGGTTGATATTACTCGAGTTTATAATACAACAACAAACGGATGGACCACACGTGGTTACGGTATGTATACAAACGGTCCAAGCATTAAAATGGGACTTGTTGTTGATAACTTGATGTATATGGCACCCATGACAGGAAATCAAATTTTAAAAGAAAGAAAATCTTATAATGCGAATGATTTTTATGAGCCTGATATTTCGGTTAACATTGACAGTATTACTGGAAACTTGGTTCATTTGATAGATCCAATCGTTATTCCAACAGAATGTATATTGGTTCAAGGTGATAATACTTTTACGATTCAATCGATCAATTCAACAGGTACTGTGTTAACATTTTTATCAACAGACTCCATAGTATTGGGAGCTGCGACGATTAAGCAAGGCGTGGATAGTGACATAACGTTTAATCCTGTTCATTGTTCTATTCCAGACTGGGAGAAGGTTTTTCAGCGTTTATTAATCTTTTTTGATAACAATGAAACGAATATATCCAATATTCATATCTATACATCAACAAATTCCGAACTGGATGAAATTGAAACACAGTGGAACCCAAACTATTCCAACCCATTCGGAGCGCTTCCTTGGGGCGAATTATGGGGAGAAAAAACAATCACTGATTTTATGAACATGCTCATTCCAGACAAACATTCCTTAGCAAACTTTTTAAAAATACGATTACGCCATTGCAGGGCCGGTGAAAACATGGCTTTGACAGGCTTGTCATTTATTTTTGAACAAACAGATAATCGTGGAGGGAATTAGATGAGAATTCCGACGATAAAGCGAATTTTAAAAGGCGATATTCCAGACTCCCCAGACTGGTTCGATAAGATTCTATCTACATTGAATCAATTCATGGATGCTGCAATAACATGTTTTTCTGGTAGAATCACTTTTACTGAAAATATGTTATGTGAAATAAAAGAACTCACTTTCACGCATGGTGTAGAACTTCTTATTTCTCATAAATTAAGTCTTCTAGGATGTTTAAAGATTATGAGTCCTTATGAAAGTGGTATCCTGACTATAGCAACAGAAGCAATAAGAGTCATTGATAACAATACCATTGGAATGACGTATACGTTTACGGGTGGGTCTTCATCAACAAAAGGAAAAATAAAAATCATATTAATAGGAAAATAATTATGGCATATATCAGAAAACAATTTGATCAATCCGATCCAAATGCTTTGGATAAACAAAACCTACAAGACGAACAGGGGGGGTTTTTTGGAACCGGAATTCAGGAAAACAAAAATCAGTCCAATAATCAAACGATAGCTGGGAAACCTAGTGGATGGACTAATTTAAATGCGTATCTGCAAGGAAATCCAAACGCAGGCCAAGAGCTTGGAACTAAAATTCAGAATAAAGCATTGGGTGATATTCAAACGCAATCAAAAGAATTTAATAAATTAGCAGGATCTTATCAAGCTCCGAAACAAGCACAGGGATTTAATCCAAATCTTTTTAAAAATGCTTTAGAAAAAAACGATTATAGTTCATTAACAAATTTAATGAATCAACAATATAATCCAACGGATGTTAATAAAAAATATTCGGATGTTCAAACACAGGCAAATGCATTAAAAACACAGTTTGAAGGCATTAAACCAGGCGACTATAATTCAATCATGAATTATTACGGAACCCCAGGACAGGGAATGACAAACTATACCCCTGGACAAGGACAATTGGACAAATTGTTTTTGCAGCAAAATAAACCATTTATTCAAAATTTTGGAACTCAATCTAAAAATGCTCTCAATCAATATTTAACAAAACCCTTGGAGCAACAAAAGGCAGCGGAAACAAAAAAAGAAACAGCCGCTCAACAACAATCTCAACAAGCAGGTCAAGACTGGACAAAAGGAATTAATACATGGTTGTCTGGACAAGGTCAAGCTTTACAAACGGAACTTGGAAAGGAAAAAGAGACTGAAACGGCACGCAGTCAACAAAAACCACAAGATCTTATTAATCAATATGTGAATCCAACGCAAGCCGCACAAATAAAACAATTCGGTTTAAGTCCTTCTGATTATTTGAGTTATCAAGGATCTACGCCGACATTAGAAAATGCAGCAAAAGCAATTGGGTTGGATGTTTCAGATTATAATAAATTAAGTGCAATTACTGGACAAGGCGTTTCTATTGGAACGCCAACGGCTTATCAACCTGGATATTGGAAATTAAATCAAGATTTATTGGGCACTCAATTAACAGAAAGACAAAAACAAAAAATAGCAAAAGAGGCAGAGGAGAACGCTAAATTAAAAGAAGCAACAAAAGCGAATTTAATTAAAGGTCCTGATTTAACTCAACCCATTCAGACTAGGCCAATGTTGTCAAATGCTGTCGGGTATGGGACAGAAGAGAACCAAGTAATACCGAACCTTCCGACCTCTACCGTTCCACAAAAAGAAGATTTAGATTATTTAAACCAATTTTTGGGTGGTAGAAATACTGGAATGTTAACTCAGGGATTATATTAAACAGGAGAATTAATGTGTGTAATTTTTGGCCAACAAAAAACTATGTTCAAGAGAGGAGAAGCAAGGCAAGTGACATTTTAAATAATTCAAACATAACGGGCGAAACAGTCAAGGAAGCATTAAATGGAATGGCCGGTACTCCATTTAGCGTCGCTTTAGAAAACAACGTAACCAGTCCAATTACGTTAATTTCTTATCCGGCAACAGAAAAATTTAGATGGTTATTTTATACAATATCACGTGGAACTATATACACCATTGCTGACATGAAGTGTGTTACTGATGGAAATACAGTGGTTGGGGGAATCATGAAAAATACGTCCCCGTCTGGACAAAACGATGGAATTACTATTTCAAAAACAGTTTTAAATGGAAACGTCTTAATTCAATATGTATCAACAAATACTGGGATTAATGGAACCTTCAGTTATGGATTTATGAAATTATAGGGGGTGTTATGTTTGGAGTCGATGATTTAATTTTGGCAGGTATAGGAAGTGGACTGGCTAGTGGTGCCTTTGGATTATTGGGACAAAAGTCTGCACAAGATATTGCCGATGAACAATACAATAAAGAAATGGAATTAAGAAATAAGGTCACGCAAGAGCTTGGCCAACAATTAACGCCATATGATTTGCCTGGAATTAATTACAATCCATTATTATATCAATCGTCAAATATTCCAGAGTTGCAACAATATCAATTGCAAAATCTAAATATACCAGAAGAGATGAAAGCCAAACTAGTAGAAGAGGACCCAAAACTTAAACAGGCACAACTTGACGCATTAAATAACATCTTACAGCGTAGCCAGGAAGGAATGAGCGCACGAGAAAAGGCAACTTTTGCAAAGAACCGACAACTAGAAGGTGAACAAGCACGTGGGAGAGAACTAGCGACTCTTCAAAATATGGAAGCTCGCGGAATGGGTGGGTCGGGATTAGAAGCCGTTCAGCGGCAAATGTCGAATCAAGCTATGGCCGATCGTCTATCTCAAGAGGGATTGAATCAGGATGCAATGAATGCAGACATCAGAAATCAAGCTTTGCAGAATTTATTATCCGGTACCGGACAAGTTCGATCTCAAGATTTACAAGCAGGGACCACGAATGCGGACATTATCAATCGCTTTACTCAAATGAATTCTCAAGCAAAAAATCAAGCGATCAATGCCAACATTCAAGCGCAGAATCAAAGGAATCAAGAGATTGCGAATCAACAAAATCAAAGGAATTTAATGAATTGGCAAAATCAACAGCAAGTAGGGCAATCCAATATCGCTCAACAAAATCAAGCGCAATTAACGAACCAACAAAATGTCTACAATAAAGCATTGGCTGAACAAGGAAACAAACAAGACATTGCCAAAACAATAGCCGGTGCAAAATTGGGGGTCATTCCAAGTCAGCAAGCAAAAGCCGCGAGTGATGCAGCGGCAGCCAGAGCACCATGGAATACTTTAGCCACACTTCCAGGAATTGCCTATGGTGCGTATTCTCAGGGGAAGCAACGCAATGACATTGAAGATATGTATAATAATTTAGCGTTATCCAATTATTTAAGTGGAAATACAAAGAAATTAGATCCCTCTCAATTGGGATCAACCAATACTTATGGCGGAATGATCGGATAAGGAGGACACATGCCAATATCTCAAAATCAAATACCGAATATGTTGGGTATTCAAACGGCTGACCCACAACAATCCTATACTACAGCCATGCAAGACTTACAAGAATCTATTGAAAATCAAAAGAGAGCTGAATTATTAAAAAATTACTGGGATTCTCAGGCTCAATTCCAAAAAGGAATTGCCAATACCGTTCAAACGGCAACCACTCCAACGCCTACCTATTCAGAGATAGCTAGCGGAGTAAAGCCAGTAAATATGTCTGGAAATATAGGATCTTCATTTGCACCTGATGAAATGCAATCAAGGAATCGCGCTCAACAGATACAAAATGTATTGGCTGCTTATCAGGCACCGATTCAACAAAGAGCAATGTTGGCAAAATATCAACAACAACAGCAACAGGATATAAACAAAAAGAATTTAGAATTATTGGGAGAAGAAAAAAAGGCTGAATTTACTTCTAAATTAAGAAGTCCGCAGCTATTAACTGAAGGAACTTCTGAGCTTAGAAAAGAGATGAATCCAAAAGCAGTGCGAATGAAAGATATTGAAGCCAACTATGGAAAGATAACCGGATCTGCAAAAATGGATACACCTGCCGGTGATATTAGTATGGTCTATTCTTACATGAAAATGGTTGACCCTGGAAGTACTGTTCGAGAGGGAGAATTTGCAACAGCACAAAATGCGGCTGGTATACCCGATAGAATTAGAAATATATACAACAAAGCGGCAAGCGGAGAACGGTTAACTCCAAGCCAGAGAATTGATTTTGTAAAAGCATCTGGCGACATGTATGAAAAAGAAAAAGACGTGTACATGCAGGAAGTGAAATCATATGAAGACTTGGCCGGACGACATGGTTATGATCCAAAAGATATTATTTTATTTCGTCCATCTTACGACATAAAAAAAGAAACAGAAGCGGTTGTATCCAGTAACAAAGAAAAACGCCCAGTTTCTTTTTGGGATAAAATAAAAGGTGTGAGTACAGCAAATGCAGAACAAATGAAAACAATAAGAATTCCTAAGTCAGATACTCAATCCATTCGAGATGCAAGACAGGATGGGTTTAATGTTGAGGTGTATTAATGCCAAAATCGTATGAAAAATATTTAATAAATGATTCGACAACTCAAAAATCATATGAAAAATATTTAAGTCCAGAATTAAGTTCTACTGAAACAGACCTAGATAGAAAAAACTATCAAGCTAAAATTAATCAACCGATTCCACTGGCTCCCATTATGGAATCCCATCCAGAAATGGCCATGGGATTTGAACCAATAGAGTCAACCCCAAAACAGGAAGTTGAGAAATTAGCCAATGTGGCCAACTTGGCTCCGTTTATTGGGGGACCCGTTGAATATGGAAAGGAAAAATTGCTAGGAGAAGAAACGCAACCTGGAAACATTGCACTTGCTCAAGGATTAAGTAGTTTTCCTGCTATTCCTGGAATTGCTCGTGGCATTGCACGTGGAATTGGAAAGGCCGGAAGTGGGGCTTATAAAGGGGCTGAAGTTTTGTCGGACTATCTAAAATCATTAGGGCAAAAAGTACCTGAGAACTTAACCGGAACCATTACGTCGGAAAATCCAAACGCAGCATTGCAAGCTATGAAAACAGAATTGTCGGGAATGAAAGTTACACCGGACTTGTTATCAAAAAATGAAGGTTATAGCAAGTTTGGATTAGAACCCATTACTCCGGCGCAATCCATAAAACCGGCGAGTGGACAACCGACCCCTTCTCAACAAATAGAGTCAATGGCAAAATCATTAGATCCTTCTCTCTATGGAGAACAAGAACGTCAATTTCAAAGTTTAAAAAAAGGAATTGAACCCTATCAGTCCATGGGAGTTCGAGATCTTGAAACATTCGGAAAAGATATTAAGGGTCAATTACAAAGTGGAATCAAGGGCGAAGGAAAAGCAGGGGAAATTATTGGAGAATTTAAAAATAAAGCCAGTATGACTCCGATTAATAAATCAGAGTTGCCCGAATTCCCAATACAGTTCAATCCATTTAAACATACTGGAAATGAATCACAATTTTCTACACTTCAGAATTTATACAATAATGCAAAAAATCTACGAGACTTGGATGACTTGTCTAGTAACTACTTAAAAGATCAAATTCAAAAAGCAAGAATGGAAGGAAACAATAGTTTAGCCAATGATTTTTTAAAAGTAAAAAAAACAATTAATGATTTTATATCAGACAAGGTCCCTTCTGGAAAACCAAAAGAGGCTTATCAGTTATATGCTCAGACCATGGACTACATGAATGATATTTTAAGTGGGACAGAAGGGGGAGAGTCAGTCAAGGTTGTTAAGAAAATCACGGAAAGTCAAGAATCTTGGAATGCCTTTAAAAATATTACAAATAAAATGGAAAACCCAGAAGTGCAATCGATTGTAAAAGAACAATACCTGAGCGATATTTTTAATTCAAAAAATTGGAGACAATCCTGGGATAAAGTAACAAGAGACAAAAATCAAGCCTATACAGCGATTTTGACACCAGAAGAAATAAATAAAATAAACACATATGCTCAATATTATGATGAAATTCAAAGGACATCGACTAAGACTGTTTTCCCGAGTCGCACACCAGTTGGAAATGCAATGATTGAGTTATTTAAAAATCCAACAAAAATAGTTGATCTCATAATCGGAAAAGAAGCCCAACAGGCAAAGGTCATTCGACAATATAAAAAGATGAGAAATTTAAAAGAAGTGAATGATCTTAGTTTCTTCAATAAGCCTTTGTATGGAGTTGGAACGGGACTTAATATTGTGAACTCCAATATTAATAAACAACAACAATAAAGAGCGTAAAAATCCTTAAATGATTATTTAAAATGAAAGTAGGAATTAATGTTTCGTTTGATTATTGAACTTAATAGAGAAGTCGATTTTTTTAAATGTTTCTTTTACTTCTTTCTCTTGATTAAATATTTTTAATTTCAAATCAGTGATTTCATCATTCAGATCCTTGATTGATCTAAATAAAATCTCTTCTTTATTCATGCTATATTTTGTTTGTTTAAAAACATACAGTAACAAAGATAAGCATAATGGGAAAACAAAAGACTCCTTCCATGGAGTCAAAGAAGAAAAAAGAAGTATCAAAAAATATCTCTCAAATATTTTCAACATAAGCAATAAATAATGTAGAAATTTAAATCAGTCAAGGTTAATATGAAGAGGTGAAATAAATATAGGAGGGATCTTTATGAATCGTTTTCTTAAATTTGTTATGTTTTTGTTTATTTTCATTGTTGGCTATAGTTTTTTACTTTTTGCCGAAGCAACTAATCCTGGTACTACTCCGCCTATTCAATTTAGTGCGACTGTTGTAATGATTGGAACGTTTATTCTTTTAGTTGTTGAATTTATACTGGGAGAGACAACTTGGATACCTCAAAATTCTATCCTTGCCGTTGTTTTTTCATTTATAATCAAAATTGGAAGGATTTTATTTCCCAAAAAGGAAAGTTCTGGAATTTTTGGAAAGAAATAATCTAATCCTTTTTTCTCTCTCGATAACATCCATGACAAACTAAAACCTGTCCAAGTGATTGCGCTCGTTTATATTCCGATAATTTTAAGTTCTCAATAGACAATATTCTCATATGAAAAGATAGGTATTTAGAATGGTCTTTTTTCTCTCGGATTGCTTTTCTACAAATAAAACAATTCATAGACTACCGACTCCTCTTTTTCCAAACATTTTTTTAAGTGAACCCTGTGTTTCACGTGAAACAATTTTGGGTCCTAGAAAAAGGTTCTCATCGTATTGTTTTGCGTAAAGAACAGGATAAGGGTTTTTATTCCAGTCAATATTGTCTAGTAAATAAGCAAGCGCAATAAGTAAATCTAAATGACCAAACGTTGAAGACCGTTCAAAGTCTGTCCGATGCTCATTCCAGGTTCCGAACTTAACTTGATTGATTAAGTTTGTACATCGTGGATGAATTATTATTTTTGTGTTTTGAATAGCAATCCTAAGTCCATTAATAACACTGTCTTTCCATGTTTGATGGGGTTGTTTACTTCGTTTTAGGATCGGAGAAACATGATAATGGAATGAGTTTGACATGTCATACAATTGTTGTTTAGCTGAACAGTCCCCGATTCGTTTGTGAATCATCGGAGGCAGTTCTTTTTGTTGAAGTAATCGCTCTCTCTTTTGAATAGGTGTTTCACTATAGAACTCAGTCATACCTAGTGCTTTTTCCTTTTCCTTTGCTAGTCGCACAATGTTTTCTGTTGTTTCATAATTTAAAAACAATTCATCTTCAATAATTAGTTGTGAATTTTTAAAATCTAAGTATCCAAAAACGGCCCCCATGTAATCCACTAATCCAAAATCATAGCCAACATAAAAATCTAAAAAAGAAGGACGCTCAACTTCTCCGATCCAATTAAAATTTTGAGAGGCTTCGGGAATTACTAATCTGGATGAGTCCGCAGTGAAAAAACAAGAGATATCGTCCGAAGGATATTCTTTGTTGAATTCAATTTCTGATTTTAGATCTTCTATTTTCTGCCTTCTAAAAGCCATTTGTTGTCGATTTAAACAATGATTAGCTATTTTCTTGATCTTATCCATATATTCCAATTCACTTTGACTGTAAGTATCATTATCGCTCATAACAACATATGCTTTATGATTATACCACGGGAAAAATATATTTATTTTTGACACGGATGCTTTTATATAGTCTTCATAATACCAGTTTTGGCCATTCGGAGTTGTCTCTGAGGAGTAATGCACAGAAGGGGGCAGGGCGCCCAATGTCGCCGATACGCGTTGTAAATCTTGAAAGGCTGTTTCCGATAAATGAAGTCGATGAATAGTGGACGATCGATTTTCAAGTCCAACAGAGATCCTGGAATTTAATTCAGGAAAAAAATATTCAAACTTAGACCCACCGCCTCTATCAAGAGAAGGCCTACAATCTTGTGGAAGTTTTTCATAGGCATATTTTACGATGCGGAATAATTTTTCAATTGATTTTTGTTCATGGGATTGAATATAGACATTGAGATTTTTATTAAAGATGCAATCGTCAAAATAATTCAGAATGAAAAACGTGGATATTCCAAGCTGTCTTGCTTTTAGAATGTTTGGATTAATAATTAAAACGTCATTTTTAAAACACTGTTTCCATATTTGATATTGTTCGTCGTTAAATTGAAAGATTCGGTCAACTCCTGATTTGTCAATAATATGATAGAGATTATTTAAACGCCACAATTTAGAGGATAGTTTTTTTTTATATTTGTCGAAGTCTTCTTTATTCATCTTTTTTCAATAAATCAACAAGCTGAGAATGAGATAGATTCATATTTCCAGACACGTCCACTTTTAGATTTTTTGATTCAATGACTGACAAAATTTTAATAATTAAATCCGATTTTTCCTTATCTGACAGTTTTTAATTCTCTGAAAATAATAACTCTTGAATTTTTATAGCCGGAACCTTAAAAAAGTTTTTTTCTTTTTTATCAAATTTCATATTAAGAAGAGTTTCTAAAAATGTTTGACGTTGTAGTTGTTTTATTTTCTCCTCTTCAAATGCCTTTTTCCATCCTGCACGTTTAGCTTCTGATGACGGCTGATATTCAGACGTGAATTTTTTTCCAGGCAATGGAAAGTTTGGGTTCCCTCTTTTATTATTTCCTTCTCTTTTCATGGTCACTCACACACTAATCATTTTGTTACATGGTCGTCTAAATAATTTTGATTCTGTTTCTCGTCTATTCTCAAGTCCCTTAACAACAACCCCATCGCATTTATTCCATTTTAACATCTCTAAAGGAATTTTGTAAAAGTTTTTTTGATTCAATAATTTTAAAACTTCAGAAGTTTTAAAATGTCCGATTCCAATATTATAAACGAATAAAACAAGTGCATCCCATTGATTTTGATTTAATGGAACTAGAATCAATGGAAATAGCTGTAATTCAAGCTCTTCAATCAATTGTTTTAATAGTTTATCTGCTTCTGGAATATTTATGATTGTTGATTGAGTTACAGGTTTATTATTTATAAACGTGAATCCGTGGCCCACGGTCCATATTCCTTTTGAATCCTGGTATGCATTTCTTTTGAATCCTTCCAGTCCCTTTAGCGTTAAATATGCTTGAGTTGATAAAATCATTTTTATTCCTTTGCATGTTTCCACTTAGATTAAACCATGTCCTTGTAATTAACGAAATGGTTTAAAAAATTAAAACGGTGGTGGATTAACTGGATTTACTTGCTCTTGCTGATTTTGGTTATTCATTTCTTCAAATTTTTGACGTTCTATCATTTGTTTAATGTCAATTGTTTTCCAATATAGCCAATAATAAATAGCACATGCAACCAGAGTGATAATGGCTCCTATCCAACCTAAACCGACTTTATCCAAAACAGAAATAAAGTTTGATTCAATAATTATTTTTAATGCTTTTTGTAGTAGATCCAAAGGAACCAATTCCGGTGCATATTGAGAATAATCAAATGTAAATTTTTTAGTCATATTTTATTTTCTATATTACTAGAATTAATATCTGTTATTTTAATTTTATAACAATCAAGATCAAATCCTGATATTAATATTGAAGTACGAGATATATCAGTTATCATAAAAGAAGTAGCCTCCTCTTTTGTTTCAAATTTTTTTGTTTTTAATTCATTTTCATCAATATAAACAACCATAAATTCATTTTGCATTTTAAAACCCATTTCTTTTGTTTTAAGGATTTATAACTTTATCTACTTCGACCATACATCCATTCTCAGAATGATATAAAATTGCTTCTGCTAATTCATCCCATTGTTCTTCTGTTGCGTTTCCACTTTTAAATAATTGAATAACTTTATCTTTATATTCATTGATCGTCATCATTTCCATTCCCCTGGCATGGGTTGATTCAATAACGACATCGTATCCGACAAGTGCATTCCTTTACAAAAATAAGTCTCTCTCATCATATATGATTCGGTTATAACACAAAATCGAGACGAAGGAGAACTAAACGAAACATCGTCCATTGAATTATTCCAATTTGTTACATATACCTTTACATGGTGTGCATAACTTCCAACGATAATATTAGTTTGTTCTAAATAAATATCGGTCATTCTTTCATATTGAGGATCGACCAGAATAATTCTAGCTTCAAAAAAAGAATTCATATATTCTGGTCGATCCATTGGATAGATTGACCCACGACATATAAATGAATTTACCCCATTAAATTCAGACTGTGGAATATAAAAATCAAATATTTTATTTGCTTCAATAATTTGAATAGAATTTCCAAAATTTGCCTTTATTGTGCCTGTACATTGGAATTGGAATTTATACTGATAATTTTTTTGAATTCTGAAGTTGAGATTTTGAGTTGGATTATGCCTTTTTGTACAAGCTCCAATATAGTTATCGATATCAATACACGCCCTGAGTGGAACGCCTATCCATACGTCAACCTCTGGGCTATTAGCTATACCAGAATTAATCTTCGCTCTATCATCCTCATGGGATATTTCTGCATGAGCACATGAGTAAAAAATAAAAAATAAAAATAAAATTTTATTCATAAGTGTCCTTTCAGTCTATCCACTATTCTACCCCTTATCTATTCCATTAGGATAACCCTCTAAGCGATCCCTTAAGCTATACCCACAAGGTAATCCTGTGTTCATAGCTTTCCTTTCAGTCGATCCCTTAAGCGAACCCCTAAGCGATCCCATAAGCGAGCCCTTAAGCGATCCCTTAAGCGATCCCTTAAGCTACACCCCAAAGGTAATCCTGTGTTCATAGCTGTCCTTTCAGTCGACAACTGGCGCAACAAGTCCACTAAATATTCCTTTTTCTAAAATCTTTCCGAATTGCCATATTCCATTTTCAAAATAAAGAGTTTCATGAGTATCATGATTAACGCATGCATTCTCTTTGGCCACAAAAAACCGTTCATTCTCAGTCACGTAAATATCCCCACCCTCTAAAACGTGAGGATGAGTTGACTCTTGAATTGTTTTGCATTCATGCTTAATTGCGTTATCTGGAAGTTTATCTATTTTTATAAAAACAATATCTCCTTGTTGTCCAGACTCTTTTACTAATTTTTTTTCCATTTTTCACATTCCTTTTTATAGAGTTATTTTAATCAAACGAAACAGTATATGATCAAATAATTTATCATATAATCGAAACCACAATGGATCTCGTAATAAAAAAAAGCGATCCCCTAAGCTATACCCCAAAGGCAATCCTGTATTCATACTTGTCCTTTCAGTCGATCAAATAAGCGATCCCATAAGCGATCCAATAAGCGAGCCCCTAAGCGATCCCTTAAGCGATCCCTTAAGCGAACCCATAAGCGACCCACTAAGCGATCCCCTAAGCGATCAAATAGTCTATACCCACAAGGTAATCCTGTGTTCATAGCTGTCCTTTCAGTCGATCAAATAAGCGATCCCCTAAGCGAACCCATAAGCGAGCCCCTAAGCGATCCATTAAGCGATCCCTTAAGCGAACCCTTAAGCGACCCACTAAGCGATCCCATAAGCGAACCAATAAGCGATCCCATAAGCGAAACCTTAAGCGATCCCTTAAGCTACACCCCAAAGGTAATCCTGTATTCATACTTGTCCTTTCAGTCGATCCCCTAAGAGCTTTCTTTCCGAGCAAATTAAATGAACTTATAATTTATTTAGAAAATTATCTTTAATCCTATGGAAGCCATTATTCATCGTTTTATTCTTTTGTTTTATGTTATTATTTCCGGTTCTTTATATGTTATATTTTTAAATGGAAATCTAAACACTTTTGCCTCTTCAATTGTTTTACAATGATCCCCAACTCCTTCATAGTGGTATCCACCGGTACTAGGATTATACATTTTCAAAACTTTTGCATGTTTATCTTTTTCAATCTCAAGTTCATATAATTCATAATCTTCCCATTTTTTAGAACTTTTAAAACTATCTAATAATTTACTTTTCAATTCTTTCATCATTCTTTCAGCACCTATTTTTTCCAACCCAACACGACGTACATCAATGTTTGTTTCAGACAAAACCTTTTTTACGTCTAATTTTTCAGAAGGAGTTTTGATTATATAGTCAGGGACTGAAATTCCATCAATAAATCCATACCCTGTTCCATCTTTATATTTTATTGAAAAATCATTCGGATTATGAAGTTGAAATAACTCTAAATCATTATTTTTAATTTCACACAGAACTGGGGATTGGATAACAAAACAAATCTTTTCACAAGGAAGTATTGCCGTAAAATGTCTACATATTTTTTCAAATCTATCAAGATCTTCAATTAATATTTTTTCAATACCTTTGGTTTCTTTTAAAATATTAATACCGGCCCAATAAAAAGCCACCCACCATGTCCATAAATTTAGAAAAATGATTTCTTTGATAAGTTCCTTTTTATCTATTTTTGTAGACTCATGAACCATATTAATGGCCTGTTCTGGGCTATCAACATAGTGAATAGTTACTTCATGTTGTATGTCTAAAAATTTTCTATATAAAAAATGGACCGATTCTTTTACAAACGCGTCATTTATTTCTGAGTTTGTTCTTAATCCATTTTTTAACATTACCGTAACATAATCATCAACTTCTTTTTCTTGTTCTTTTGTTAACTCTAAATTACTCATGAGCCATTTTCCCTTCTTCTAGTTTTTTTGAAATCCGAATCGCTTGATTAATAGCCACAATTAAGTTTTCATATCCGATTCTATTGTTGTCTAAAGTCGTAACCGTATAATCAGTGTTTATTTTATCAGTTGCCAACACCCATGCATTTTGTAAATAATGAGAGATCTCTGTTGGATTTGAAAGAATAAAATTTTTATAGGATTCATACTTCTCGGGTTTTTTAAAATAGAAGAATTTAAGATAAAGAATACTAATCAGAATTCCAGCAATAAAATAAAGAATGCATTCCATAATTTCTCCCATTGTTTATTTTAAAATTAACAACACTCTACATTATCTAATAACTCTTTTTTTGTTTTTATTTCTTCTTTATATAACTCTTTTTTCAAAATCATTCGGATGAAGGACGACATTGAACAGTTATATTTTTTTTTATTTTTATATACTCTTTTATAATCATCCGCGGTCAATCGAATTGTTAATAACTTTATTTTATTCATGGTTCTTTCCTATTGCTTTTTAATAAAAAACAACATACATTTGTATTCTATTTTTGTCAAACAAAAAGGGAGGTAATAATGACTTTTGATACAAAAATGAGAAAACAAAAAACTCAAGATGAGCGACAATTGCAGAATTCAATATGCAGTTATCTTTTTCTTAATAAAGTTTTTTTTTATGAGAATTACAATGGCGGATTAATGAATAGTCAGGGACAATTTAAAACGTTTGGAAAATGGAGAATCAAAGGACTGGCTGATTTAACAGTGATCAATCATGGACAAGTCATTTTTTTGGAAGTAAAAACTCCAATCGGAAGCCAATCTAAAAATCAAAAAGAGTTTGAGAAGTGGTGTAAAGAGTGTGGAGCGTTTTATTATATTGTAAGAAGCATTGAGGACATTACTTTATTATTAAAAAAGGGAATATTAAAATAGAAAATAAAGATATTCAGTAAATTCCATTGTATCCAATTAAAAGGAAACACTATTGATGATTATGGAAGCGTAGGACCATATATTTTAAATTCTAATTGACGTGTATCTTTTTTGATGCATCTTTTTTTCTTTACAATTTTGGTTTTATTTTCGTTATTATTTTTAATTCTTTCCTTTGCAAGATTAAAATAATTTTCATCTTTTTCTATTCCAATAAAATGCCGATTTGTATTTAAGCAAGCAATCCCAGTCGATCCAACTCCCATGGTGAAATCTAAAACTATTTCATTCTCTACAGTATATGTTTTAATTAGATATTCAAGTAAGGGCACTGGTTTTTGAGTAGGATGAATGCAATGTTCTTGTTTTTTAAATTCTAATATTGATTTTGGATAAACTAAATTGACATCATATTTACATAAGTCTTTAATAAATTTTTTATTGGATGAATTTAAGCTTCCAGGTTTTATTACTTTAAATCTTGATTTTTCTGTGATTGAGTTTAGTCTTTTTATTCCTCCTTCTGAGCGTGATACTTTTTGTGGATAATAATAATGATGTTTTGCGTTAAAAACTGAAATATTTTCATGGTAGCGCATTGGGCATTTGTTTGCACAACAAATATTCGCTGGTTTATTTTTATACCAGACCCAATCGTATTTATATTTTTCTAAATTACTTAATCGCAATTTAGAAGAAAAGGGTTCTATTCCAAACAACGCAATAGCTCTATCTTTTTTTATTACGCGATTTAATTCTGACCATAGTTTATCAAATGGAATAATAGAATCCCATTTTAAATGAGTAGTTCCATAAGGCGGATCACGCAAGATAAAATCAATCGAGTGATCCTGTATGGTTGTAAAAATATCGAAACAATCTCCAAGATATAATTTCATATATTAAGAAGAACATATGTTTCATAATAATTCAATCTTATTTTTCCATCCCATTCCTTCGTGGGGCATGGCTGGCCCCGACAGCCATTGCCATGCCCCTATAGTTAACCCTTTTTCTTTTCTTTATTCCAGTCCACGTATTCGCTTAATAGTCAATTTATAGTCTTTCAAGTGTTGTCTTTTTATAGCGAACATGAAGTTACGTCTTGCAAAAAAAGAAACGTTTTAAGAATTGAACTCGAATCAAATAAGGTCTTAAAACTGAGCATCACTACATTCGATGGAAAAAATATGACGTGTTTAAGCAGGGGGGGTAACTGGCTCAATTGATGGCCGTTACCCCCTACAAAAGTAACTGTATTTTTTTTTGCTTGAAAGGGCAAAAGCGTTTTACTAAAAAATGGCTGTTTTTAAAGAAGCCGAAGGCTTTTATGGATTTATTAGATAGTAAAATAGGTTTAGTTATTTGTCAAGTTTTTAATAAATTACAAAAAAGAAATATAAAAAGTTAAACATAATAAAGTATTTATAAACATGACTAGAAGCTGCAATTTTAAACAACTATTGTTTACAAAATGCACCGCGCGTTTAACCGAAGAGCCTTGACAGGAAAAATGTTGCTCAGAATAAATACCCTCTTATTGAATTCTGTATAGGTTTTTAGGGTTGGTTTACATTTTTATAGAAAAATTTTGAAATCCTAAGTTATCCACAGGATAAAAAATGCTTTTTATTGAATCATTTTATGCAGGTTTTTCGGGATGCCAAGTCTTTATAATTTTCCAATTTCATACGCATGTATTTCAATTGTTAAACTCACTTCTCCTGTTTTAGATTTGAGAGATTTTGTATGAAGAATTCCTGAGAGTTGAACAATATCCCCTACCTCTAGTTTTGAACATTTCTTCACAATCTTTCCGTTAATGATGATAGTGAACCTCTCTTCTTTTATAATCGAACGGCCAAGGTTATTAAAATCGTTTCCTATTGTTAACACTTTAAATTCCACAAACGGACGATTATTTATATCTTTATAGCTCATTGTACTGCAAACCTTTCCAACAATATCAACTCGATTGTAATAGGTTCCTTTATTCTCCATAATTCACTCCATTTTTTTAAATGCAATAATTTTAAATGCAATAATTTTATATTGACAAATATTTATAGTCCGACTATATAAAAAATACAATTTTTTTTATTTGGATAAGTAAAATTTATTGATGGGGAACAATAATGGTATTGTTTCCCTTTTTTTAGGAGTTTTTATGTTATATTTAAACAATACTCCAATTCACGTTACTTTTTTTCCAGATAAAACATCACAAGTATGGAAGCTTGATAAATATAATATATGGGATAATGAAATTCCAGAAGTGAAATGGAAATTTGAAGACGAGAGTGAGTTTTTACATTTAGCACAATTAAAACT